CTAGGTCTATGCCCTTAATATGCGAATACTTATAGGGTTGTCTAGTCAACAACATAAACCCTAATACATTTATCCAACTACCTAATATAGCAACAGTAGCATTGTTTTTAATGTGAGGTTCTAATTGTTCACATAACCATAATTTGCTACCTATTTGTCCGTGACTAAAGCTGTCAATCATTTTTCCACTCAATAGTTTTCCAATCGAAGTCCCAATCTGACAATCTTTCATAGATTAACCATTGCTTTGTGTATTGGATAGATAGTATTTGGGTAAGTTTTCAATAACCCGCAATCATTGAATGGGGCATTTATTAATCTTTTAAAATAATCTCTTATCTCATCACTTACATCACATCTCATAACTGGGGGCTGAGCCGGACTCCAATAATAATTTTCCTCTACGCTGGCTTCCTGGTATAATTTATCTAATATACCGGTAGGTGAAAATTCAGTGTTAAAAAATAATTCATCTTGCATTTATTGTTCCCAACGGTATTTATGATAAATACCTAATGAACATATTTTCATCGTCACCCAACTCCTTACGAATAGTACAATTATTGTCATTGGTAATATTGGTGACAAGCCCCCTAACCGCGGCGTTTACTTGGCAATATGTTCTATTAGCAATAATCATGTTTTACTCTTATAGTATTTTGGGTATCAGCATGATGCTACACCGTTATTATAGTCATAAAAGTTTTAAGTTAGACAATTTAGCTAAATGGTTTTACACTGTATTTGCTGTATTAGCCGGTCGAGGAAGTCCCTTAGGTTGGGTATATATTCATAGAATACATCACGCTATGGATTGCGGTCAACCCGGTTGTATGATGTGTGGTAATCCTCGCAAGACTCATAAAGATAAACTAACTGCACAAGAGAAACGAATGTTTCAAGATGTAGAGAAAACTACAGATAAACATAGTAACGGTCTTGTGTCTGGTGATTAATGATAGTACATATAGACTGGACTACTATATCAGAAATATGGTCCGATCAGTTATGGCCAGGACGAATAAGTCCAATCGAACCTACTAGCGCAATGTGCTACTTGGGCGGGTATGATTTAGAAAATATGAAATACCCTACTACTTTTTTTGGATACATGCTTGATGATAAAATAGTAGGGGTTAACAGTGGTCATGGTTGCATGAACCATGGATACCGAAGTAGAGGTCTTTGGGTAGATCCTAACTATAGAAACAATGGTATTGGTGTATCGTTATTGACTGCAACCATAAATCAAGCCAAACTCGAAAATTTCAATCAAGTCTGGAGTTTCCCTAGAAAAACCAGCTGGTCAACATATAAAGGTGCCGGGTTCGAATTAACTAGTAATTGGGAACAATCTGAGACTAGCGATAGCAACGCATACTGCTCTTTTTTGATTGCTGAAGTAAAATATAATAAATATTTAACATCAAAGGCCCAACCAAGATAAATACTATCGGAGAATAAATTTTCAGGTTTTGAAGTAGTGAAAGATTACTATGATGAACACTACTCACATATGGTCTCCCCACTGTGTAGATTAAAGTATTCACAAAAGGCCAGTAGGCGAGTATTTGATTTGCTATTACGATATCCGTACGAGGATATTTTTGGTACACCGCAGTACAGACCAAATTGGTCTGATCCCGCCGGGCAACAAAAAATTTGACAACAATTCAAAAGGCATATATACTACACACTTGCATCGAGAAATCGTTGTATTGAAGTTTGGGCAAGATGATAGAAAAAAGTTGTTGACAACTATTCCTATCTCTGTTATACTTCACTCATTAATTGAGAAATCGATTCATAAAAGAATTTTTGAAGTTGGGTAGATAGTTGAAAAAAGTGTTGACACTAATTCGATCTTCTGCTACAATTCATACATGAATTAACAAAAGGCACAAAAAAGAGCCTTAAAAGACAGAATTTTTAACCAGGACTAAATAGATTTACTATGAAAAACATTTGTACGCAATCGCTGAAACATACAGGACTTTGGTCAATAGCACCTCAGACTCCAGTATTAGCAGCCTTTGAGGGTCAGATGTCTACACCGAGTATTCGCGGGTCAGAGTTTAATTATGATGCGAGAATTCCGGGGAGTTTCATAGAAGGAGCAAGTTACACTTAAAGTAACACTCTAACAAATTTATGAAACCCCTGGGAAACTAAAAAGTCTCAGGGGTTTCTGTTTTTGTGTTGTGAAAAAACAACAAAAGGAAATTTGACAGTAAATGGAAGTTAAGATACAATATAAAAAAACTTCTTCTAATGACAAAAGTGATTGGGTAACTAATCACACATTGTCAAAAGAACAAGTCGCACAATTGATCCGTAACAAGATTGAACGTGCAAAAGTCTATCGTAAGATGTTTCATCTTAAATGATAGCACGTGAATAGGCAACGAGAGCCGGAATACAGCGTAAAATGTATCGAATGGGCGGACAGTATACATGAACGTGTGGCGATAACACATTAGTAAGACTACTGGGTAGGGTATCAACCCTATCATGTCGTGTAGCAATACACGGCATTCTAAAACATACTTTGTGAACAATGGCTCCTATTGCAGCCTAAGTAATTTAGTATGTTTTAGAATGCTTACTACAGAAGAACAACACATACCCTCTGACGGTATGCTGTAGTGACATGTTTTTATTCCGTGAGAGCAAGCAAGGTGTAGGCGTCTGACTGTTAATCAGAAATAAGCCTGGTTCGATCCCAGGTCACGGAGCCAAATTTAGGTGCGTTCATATAATGGTCATTATCTCGGATTGTCTATCCGAAGACGGGAGTTCGATTCTCCCACGCATCGCCAGTATTTGTTGGGGTATAGTGTAATGGCTTATCACATCGGGCTTTGAACTCGATAATCTTGGTTCGATTCCAAGTACCCCTACCAAGTTTATCTCCGAGAGATGTTACGGTAGCATCCCTGGCCTGGAACCAGGAAGCGGCAGTTCGACTCTGCCCTCGGTGACCAAAATTTAATGGAGTGTGTTCCCTGTCGTCGGCTGTAACCCGATGGTCAAATTAAGCAGGGTGGCGACAAGAGGTTCGATTCCTTCACACTCCACCAAACAATTCAATGGGGGCAGTAGCGGGCTACGGGGATTCCTTGCAAGAATCTTGTCTAGAAGGGTTCAACTCCCTCGGCTTCCACCAAACAATTTGCCACAGTAGCTCCAATGGTAGAGCAGCGGACTGAAAATTCGTGTGTTGCTGGTTCGAGTCCAGCTTGTGGCACCAAATATATTGCGGGGATTCAGGCGATCGGTCAGTCTCATAAGCTCGGCCCTGAGGATTCGAATTCCTCCTCCGCAACCAATTATACCCTGTTCGCCAAGTTGGTCTAAGGCATCGGATTTTGATTCCAGCATTCTGAGGTTCGACTCCTCTGCTTTCCGCCAAGATATGGTGTCGGTAGCTCAATGGTAGAGTCCTGGATTGTGATTCCAGTCGTTGTGGGTTCGAGTCCCATCCTTCACCCCAAACTAAATACAAAATGACATACAATAAAATTGTACCAGGAATAATTCAACATAACTTTTTTACTCAAGATGAACTTCTTGATATAAAGAATAAAGTATTTGATTTAAAAAAACTATGGAAATATACAAATACTAATATCAAAGAAAAAGATTTAGGTATTAATTCAGTCACAACACAAATGTTGCCACCTGGTATGTACGCTAGTAGTCAGATTTTATATATGATAAATGTGAAGAAATTCAGACCCATCATGAAAGAGCACTTTAATACATACTACGATAAGATTAAAACAAAAATAGAAGCGGTATATAATAAACCGGTAGTTTATTTAGATAAAACTCACTATCCTGGATTTCATGTATATGTATTAAGAGAAAATCAACCTTCTTCATATGGCTATTATAATTTTCACAGAGATAAATTTTCTTTCTTACAAAACATTACGGATGTTGGGGAAATAGTATCAGTTATTATACCAATTTCTATTCCTAGTTCAGGTGGGGCTTTGTTATATACAACACAAGAATCCGTTTCTAACAAAAATGTATTACCCGATGAATATGTAAAACTTGAATATAAGCCTGGAATATTAGCACAGTGGGGAAGTGATATTACACATTCTATTGAACCTTTTAATTTAAGTGAGAATGAATGTAGAATTACAATTCAAATGCATTTGAACATAAAAGAAAATGAGATAAACATCTTTTGGTAATTTTTGGATGTATAGCACAGCGGTAGTGCATCTCCTTCATACGGAGCAGGTCAGTAGTTCAAATCTACTTACATCCACCAAACAATACAGCCGTGTAGCTCAGAGGAAGAGCAATCGCTTTAAGCGATAGGTCGACATTTCGAAACTGGCCATGGCTACCAAGTTGTGTTGCAACTAATCTCAGAGAGTGTACGTTAGCCTGAGTTAAAATGACAAAAATCGGCGCCATATTTAAAGGAGACTCACATGAGTTGGAATCAATCAGTAGAAAAACATAAACAAGAGATTGAAGCATGGACACATTTATGCAATGTGTACAAGGAGTCTCTTTACTAAAGAACACATACTCAGTTCGTCTATCGGTAAGGACGACAGCCTTTCAAGTTGTAAAGACGGGTTCGATTCCCGTACTGAGTACCAAAATTTATGCCCGCGTAGCTCAGTTGGATTAGAGCACTTGTCTACGAAACAAGGGGTCAGAGGTTCGAATCCTTTCGTGGGCGCCAGTTTTAGGATCGGTTCAGCAAACAAAAGCTAACTTTGGATGTCTAGCGACAAAAACGATCCTGTTATATTTTTCCTAAGTTTACTTAGGTGTGACCATGTTGTAATGGTAGCAACCTAGACTGTGACTCTGGTAGTACGGGTTCGAGCCCCGTTGGTCACCCCTAAGTAAATTTGCTCTTATAGTTCAATGGTAGAACACATTCTTGGTACGAATGAAATCTAAGTTCGATTCTTAGTTTGAGCACCAAATTTTATGCATGGATGACAGAGTGGCCTAATGTGACTGATTGCAAACCAGTTGTTCGTGAGTTCGAATCTCACTCCATGTTCCAAACAATTTGCCTGAGTGCGTAGAGAGGTCATACGTCACTTTTACACAGTGAGCGATACTGGTTCGAGTCCAGTCTCAGGCACCAAACAAATCCACTGTAGGCTTGGGGCCCGGGTTGGCGCGCACCCCGAAGAGACGGTTCGATTCCGTTCAATGGACAAAGCGGGTTCGATTCCCGTACAGTGGGCCGATTTTATGTATCTCTAGTGTAATGGCAGCATCGCGGATTCCAAATCCGTTAGGTCAGGGTTCGAGTCCTTGGGGGTACGCCAGTTTTAGGATGTTAACAGCAAATTTATACACTCAACTTTTAATTGAAAACGTAAAAATACATCCTGTTGTTTTTGGAGATGTGATGTAATGGTAGCATAGCATAGCAAAAAACGAATTCTGACAAGAATTCGCACAGCAATCTATAGCTCTAACTCTGTAAAAGTTCTTGTCCGCGGTTCGAATCCCGGCATCTCCACCAATTAGCTCTTTTCGTATAATGGTATTACACCGCCTTTGTAACGCGGATACGGCAGTTCGATTCTGTCAAGGAGCACCAAATTTAATTTTATACCCGGTAGACCGAATGGTGAGGTACTGTCTTGATAAGGCAGCTGTAGATGGATCGTAACCATCACCGGGTACCAGTTAAGGGATAGACGGCACGATGAGTCCCGAGTAATCTAGCACACTATGCTGGTGTGTGACACTATAGTATGATTACATAGGTAGCATAAACTCTTGTGTACGAGACAATCTAGCAAGGCTGAGTAACGTCAGATAGTTAGGCTCCCAATCTATAAGGAACTATAATGTTGAAACAATTCACAATTGATGAAAGTTTTATTTGTGATGTTACTGTTAGGACTGAACACGACTTTATCAAAGATCGTAACAACCCTACACATGATGACCTTATCAAAGTTCTTAAGGGATATGACAAGGGTGTCAGCATCAGTAACAAAGACCATGACGAGTTTACAAAGTTGCGTAACCAGTTAGAAGAACTAGGTTACATTAAGTGTGAACGTGGATGGTGGAACGGTGATCAGGTGTTGAAGTCATTCAAAATAAACGAATGGACTTTTAGAAAAGGTCACAGGTTTCCGTGTGCAAGCGCACTGAATAATAGCATTCATTGCGCTAGAAAGTATAAATGGAAGAGTATTTCTTCTTTGTAAGAATTATCTCTGTGTAGCTCAGTTGGAAGAGCGCAAGTTCGGGGAACTTGAGGCCGTAGGTTCGAGACCTATCACGGAGACCAGTTTTAGGATACTAACAGCAAATCTTATCGACTTGAAATCGAAAGGTAGTTGGTTCGAATCCAACATTAGGCTTCATGCCTGATTAGCTCATTTGGTAGAGCGTTAGAAAAAAGTATCCTGTTTTATATAGTCGATTAGTTCAGCGGTAGAACGCTTCGTTGACATCGAAGAGGTCAGTGGTTCGACACCACTATCGACTACCAAATTTATGCCCTAGTAACCCAATTGGAATGAGGTGTCTCTCTCAAAAGGAGAATCGTGTCGGTTCGAATCCGACCTAGGGTACCAGTTATATAGCGAGTTGCCAGAGTGGCCTATTGGCGCATCTTGGAAAGGTGATGGTCCCGAAAGGGGCACGAGAGTTCGAATCTCTCACTCGCTGCCAGTTTAGGATGACTACAGCAAACACCTATGCCGCTAACAATCTGGCAGGCCGTGCAGTTGGGCACCGTAGTTGAAATAGGGGTTCGATTCCCGGCGATACTACAGCATCCTGTTTTACAATGGAAGGTTATGTCAGCTGGGCTGGCCGCTGTCTCGAAAACAGCAGGATCGTGAAAACGGTTAGAGTTCGATTCTCTGGCTTTCCTCCATAATAATGCCCTTGTGGTGGAATTGGCAAAGTCGCTTCTCTCAAAAGGAAGAGTGTTTTCGGTTCGACTCCGAGAGGGAGTACCAAAAATATTGCTCCGATCCAGATAATTAGTGCACCGGCAATGTTGAGAACACTATGACCTATTAGTGCGAGTTTGAATCTCACTAGGAGTACCAACACTAAATAGTAATATGAAAATATTATGTGGGCCATCTAACGATATAAGAGAACTTGATTTCAAATTACCCCCAATGCATAGGAGAATCGGTGTATTAGTCAGCGGAGGACTAGATAGTGCATTGTTGTTTTACTTGTTAATGTCTATGACAAATGAGAGATACAAAATTGTACCATTTACTATAAGAAGGAACGACGGGTCGAGTTCACACGCACAGCCTGTAATTGACTATGTAACAATGTCATTAGGTTTAGAACCGATAACTACAACATACTTAGATATCACTGAGCAGGATACTGAGAATCAAGTGGCAGCAGGCATGCGAGAAATATCAAAGTTCAATGTGAATAAGATATTCATAGGTCTAATAGACACTATGTCGGAGCACACGTTGCATGTCCCGGTGTACCCTAAACCGAAAGACTCATATGGATGCTCGTATCCATTAAAGGATTTAACAAAGGCACATATTGTTGACTTGGTAATAAAGTTAGGTCAACAAGGGCTATTTAATATTACACATAGTTGTGTATACCCCGAGAATAGATGCAGAATTTGCAATAGATGTGTAGAACGTGAATGGGCGTTTAGTGAATTGGGCTTAGTAGACCCGGGGTCAGTTTAATATCGCTGTAGTACAATGGATAGTACGAGGCACTCCTAACGCCTAGATCCAAGTTCGATTCTTGGCAGCGGGACCAAAAATTTGACAAATAATGGTATTTGTTGTATAATCATAACGTGGGTCATTAGTGTAATGGATAACATACGAGTCTTCGAAACTCTTGACGTAGGTTCGATTCCTACATGACCCTCCAAAGGAACATTAAATAGATGTAGACAGTAACACAAAGGAGTATAGCATGTCCGTTCTAGCATTAGATATCTCAGGAGTTCCCCGGCAGTGGATCTCATACGATGACGCAATCGCCTACCACGCAACCAATTCAGTTGCTTGGTCAATGGGTGAAATTGTGGCTAAGTATCGCGGGGGAATCCAAAATGACGGAACTCTAAGCTACCTAGAAACTCCTTCGATTATTGCAATCAAGGGTCATAGCTTTAACCCACATAAGCACACTACCGTAGCACTTACTAACCGAACATTGTTTGGTCGTGACCGATATGTTTGTGCATACTGCGGGGAACATCACCCTAACTACAACCATCTAAGTCGTGACCACATTGTACCTCGGTATCACGGTGGTGAAAACACTTGGATGAACGTAGTTACTGCATGTAAGGAATGTAACAGCAAGAAGGGCCACAAGTCTTTGAAAGAAGCACGTATGGAACTGTTGTACGCACCCTATGCACCCAACCATTACGAAAACATGATTCTGCAACATCGCACGATCCTAGCAGATCAAATGGAATACTTGCTTGCAGGTGTTCCAAAGCATAGCAGGATTCTGTTGTCGTAGAATGAGGTCAGCCTGATGATTGACAAAAAATTGTCAGGCTGATATACTCACTAAATAATTTTGTTGAAAGACAAACGCTCTCTTAGCTCATTTGGTAGAGCATCGCACTTGTAATGCGGAGGTGGTCAGTTCGAATCCGACAGGGAGCACCAAAATTTAAGTTTTTATCGGTTGAGCATAAATAGTAATATAGGAGTGCTCAACCAATGAAAATTTACCAATGTCTGAATTGCGGAAAAGATTGTACTTGGTCTCATGCCAAGACAAACAAGTACTGTGATACAAAATGTCAACAAGAATATCAGTACAAAACTTACATTACTGAATGGCAACAAGGCAACCAAAGTGGTGCTAAGGGTCAAGGTGAGATAAGTGGATATGTACGCAGATATTTGTTTACTAAATTTGAAAACAAATGCTGTAAGTGCGGTATTGATAGTTGGCAAGGAGAACCGATATCCTTAGAAATTGAACATAAGGATGGCGACTCTTTGAATCAGACAGAAGAAAACTTGATATTATTGTGTCCTAATTGTCACAGCCAGACTCCTACTTACAAGTCTAAGAATAGGGGCAAAGGCAGACACAGTAGACGGCAAAGATATCAAGAAGGTAAAAGTTATTAAAAATTTATTCCCTTGTAGCTCAGTGGTAGAGTAGTTGACTGTTAATCAATTGGTCCGTGGTTCGAGCCCACGCTGGGGAGCCAAACAATTTGACTAGTAATCAAACCCTTGTTATAATATAAATAATGTGACTATAGCTCAGTAGGATAGAGCATTTGCCTTCTAAGCAAACGGTCGGGGGTTCGAATCCCTCTAGTCACGCCAAGATATATCTCCTTAGTGTAATGGCAGCATACCGGTCTCCAAAACCGTTAGTGAAGGTTCGAGTCCTTCAGGGGATGCCAAACAAAAGTAGTACAAAATAAAATTTGACAATAAATCGTGATGGTGTTACAATCATTACATGAGTTGAGAAAGTCATCGCACTTCTTAACAACGATCTTTAAAAATACATAGTTACGATTTTGCTCCGATGGTGAAATAGGTAGACACAAGAGACTTAAAATCTCTCGCCGAAAGGTGTGCCGGTTCGAGTCCGGCTCGGAGCACCATTATAGAAGCACATACAGATCCGCCCGAGTAGTAAGGGAGATAGCGACTAACCGTTGAAGGACTGTTTAAATGTGTTTCTATAATGGTTTAAATGCCTCTCTAGCTCAATTGGTTAGAGCAGCGGACTCATAATCCGTTGGTTCTGGGTTCGAGTCCCGGGGGAGGCACCAAACGTTTATGGAGACGTGGCCGAGTGGCCTAAGGCAGCAGGTTGCTAACCTGTCGAGTCACGCTAAAACGTGGCTCCGTGAGTTCGAATCTCACCGTCTCCGCCAAAACAATGGTTCGGTGGCAGAGTGGTCCAATGCAACGGATTGCAAATCCGTAAAACCGTCAGTTCAAATCTGACTCGAACCTCCAAAATTATGGAAGTGTGGCCGAGTGGTCTATGGCAGCAGTCTTGAAAACTGCCGGACGTGAAAGCGTCCCGTGAGTTCGAATCTCACCGCTTCCGCCAGAACAAGGATGCTAACAGCAAATTTATACACTCAACTTTTAATTGAAAACGTAAAAATGCATCCTGATTATGTTTATGCCTCAATAGCTCAGTTGGTTAGAGCATCGTCTTGATAAGGCGAGGGTCCCTTGTTCGAGTCAAGGTTGGGGTACCAAACACCCGGCTTACACTTTCACGTTATGAAAGTGCGTCCCTGTAACGATAGACCAGGGGGTACACTAGGACCTGACCTTACAGTCCCTGTTGGGGGATACTGAAAACTACCTAGGGTGAGGATTGATAGCCTTTCCAGAAGAAGAAAATATCATGGACAGAGTAACTGCTCAGTTTAGGGCTCATGTGGTGTGAGTAGCTAGACAACTAATTTTTGTATAGGCTTGACAAATAATCCTGTTTAGCATATAATATCAACAAGTTAAAGAAAAGGAGAACGACATGAAACGTTCAGGTAAACGATAGTGTCATTCTTGACCCCCGTATGGTCAGGGATGGCACGTAAAAGAAAATTATTTACGATTCATCCCTTCGAGATGTTACGGTAGCATACCGGACTCTTAATCCGAGAAGACTCAGTTCGATTCTGAGCGGAGGGACCATATGGGGGTATAGTGTTAACGGTTTAGCACAGCAGACTTTTAATCTGCCAGGTCAGGGTTCGAATCCCTGTGCCCCTACCATATAAAAACACATTTTGCGAAAAAGAATTCCGAGATAAATCGGTAAGTAGCCTAGTGTGTTTCTATATGGTAACAAAAATTTGACAATAAATCGTGACTATGATACAATCATAGCATGAGTTGAGAAAGTCATCGCACTTTTCAACAGTGTTCTTTAAAAATATATTGATAGGTTCTGTCTCGATAATGAGAATGGTAGCTCTTTGGAGTGAGGTGAACGAAAGTTTGTGAGAAAGCCCTTGAGGCCTAAGCATGTAATGTGTACTAAGTACATCCTATCAGATATGTTTTGAACATTGTTCATTAAAAATTTGTAGAATGTGATATCCTCGCAAGACAACACAAAGCACGATAATGATGCTGAGTGATAACAGTCCGTAATCTTGTGAAAGAACATGTAGCGAGGAATCATATAAAAACGCATATTAGTTTGAAAGTCCAGCTAAGTTGAGCATCTGCCGTAAGACGTGGAAAGAGCTAGAATTGCAGGTTAGTATTGCTTTTGTGTGTTTTTATATGATTTTGATACACTAGTTGACCGAGCGAAAAACTCGTGCAAAACTAATATGAATACTGGGTTAAAATCCCGGGGTCGGCTAGTGTATTCTTTATTTGTGAGCACATTATTCACAGGAGGACAATGCCTCTGTAGCTACTGGGAACTCAGCGTGAAACTGGGGTAGTGTGATTTCACTAGTGTGTTTACAAATGAAGAATTATGGAGCTATCGTCTATCGGTTAGGACATCAGGTTTTCATCCTGAGAAGCGGGGTTCGATTCCCCGTAGCTCTTCCAAATCTTGGAGATGTAGGAAAATTGGTAACCCCAGTGGACTGTAAATCCGCCGCCCGAAAGGCACTACTGGTTCGACTCCAGTCGTCTCCACCAAGAACGTTCTGTCTAATCAACAGATACTGTGACCCACAGGATAGGAAGTACAGTGATATGTACGGGTGGTAGTCTTTGAACCGAAAGGCCGCTAGCAATGCGAGAACGGTCCCTGTCGGGAAGCGGGTGGAAGGTACGTGTGATGACTCCAAAGGTCTGATGTACTATAATTACCGCCGAGGGATGCAGAGCATCTAATTTAGCACCGTTAGTTAAGTTGGTTATAACGCCGCCCTGTCACGGCGGAGGCCAGGGGTTCGAGTCCCCTACGGTGCGCCAAGTTATGTGTGTTTAGTATAAATGATAGGGCACCATCACACGGGGCCTAAAAACCTCGGGATGCAGGTTCGAATCCTGTAACACACGCCAAGTTTTGTAAGTGTCAGCAAGTGGAGTCACGCTGTTTAGGTATGTTCGAACTACCGAAGCAGTAGAAGGTAGCGGGTTCGATCCCCGTCCGATCGGAAGATCGGAATACAGTTGGAGTATCGTCTGGACAAAGCCCAAGTGACGAATCTTGACCCTGCCGGCTTTATTACAAGGGAAAATGGTTGCGATATGAGGGACGCAACGACTTACAAATTCAATAAATAAAAGATGGTAGTATCTGAAATAAGCTCACAAGTAAGCTGGAGTGGCAATGTGCGAACAATCGACACATATAAGACCTACAAGTACGATAGCGGAAACGATGTTAAGATAGTAGAACGTCAATCCCAAACTTTTTATTTCTATAAATCAGATGGATCTATGGATGATAAAGTGAAGGGGTCTAATGTTGATGTTAGTGTTTAATGGAAGCGTAGCACAGCGGTAGTGCATCTCCTTCATACGGAGCAGGTCGGTGGTTCGAATCCACTCGCTTCTACCACAGATTTTGGATGAAGAAACTTATCCAGTACAAATTCTTTTTTCTTATTCAAGAAAAGATCAGGTTTAAAGCCATCATGTAAACACCAACTACTGGTTGGTTGATACGGTGGTAACGAATTGATTCCTTCGTACAATATTCGGTAACTTTCTTCAGCACTAATCATAATGTATGTATGAACGCAAGTGCGGTTTCAAGGTTGTTGAAGAATTTCATCGTTAAGTTTAAGGTATAAACATCAAAAACAAGAATATAAAAAGTATGATCGTCACTCATAGATAAGTGGATAACTAGTCCGGTTTTTGTGATAGCGTCATAAATGTGCATAAGTATATTTATGCGGGGTTGGTATAGTGGCTGTGCTCTAGCCTTCCAAGCTAGTAAGACGAGTTCGATCCTCGTACCCCGCTCCAAATATACAGAAAGAACACATGGACTACAAAGTAAAAGATATAACATTGGCTCAATGGGGCCACAAAGAGATTGAAATTGCTGAGGGTGAAATGCCCGGATTGATGGCAATTCGTGACGAATACTTGTCACAGAAACCACTCAGTGGCGCAAGAATTGCAGGCAGCTTACACATGACGATACAAACAGCCGTTTTGGTCAAGACACTAGTTGACCTTGGCGCCGAAGTTCGTTGGTCTAGCTGTAACATCTACAGTACACAAGATCACGCCGCGGCAGCTATTGCTGATTTAGGTATTCCTGTATTTGCTTGGAAAGGCGAAACTGAAGATGAATACTGGTGGTGCATTGAACAAACTGTACGTGGACCTAATAATTGGACTCCAAACATGTTGCTTGACGATGGTCATGACTTGACATGGTATGTACATGAAAAAGAACCTGAGTTGTTAGCTGGCATTGTTGGTGTCAGTGAAGAAACAACAACGGGTATTCATCGTATTAAAGAAGCAATTGAACAAGGTAAATTTAAGTTACGTGCTATCAATGTAAACGATTCCGTGACTAAAACTAAGTTTGACAACCTATATGGCTGTCGTGAAAGTCTAGTTGACTCGATTAAACGTGCAACCGACGTTATGATTGCAGGTAAAGTTGCAGTCGTTTGTGGCTTCGGTGATGTTGGTAAAGGATCAGCGCAAGCATTACGTGCATTGAGTGCCCAAGTTTGGGTTACAGAGGTTGATCCTATCTGTGCATTACAAGCCGCAATGGAAGGCTTTCGTGTCGTGTCAATGGATCAAGCATGTAGAGAAGCAGATATCTTTGTAACTGCTACAGGTAATGTAAATGTTATCACTGTAGATCATATGCTACAGATGAAAGAAAATTCTATCGTATGTAACATTGGTCACTTTGACAGTGAGATTGACATTGCAGGGTTAGCTGACGCTAAGTGGGATGAAATCAAACCACAAGTAGATCATGTTACCCTAAGCAACGGTCGTAAGATTATCATTCTTGCAAAAGGTCGATTGGTCAACTTAGGTTGTGCTACTGGTCACCCAAGCTTTGTAATGAGCAATAGCTTTACTAACCAAGTGATTGCACAGGTTGAACTCTGGACAAATTCTGAAAAATATGAAGTTGGTCAGATGTACGTTTTACCAAAACACTTGGATGAGAAGGTTGCAAGGTTGCATTTAAATAAATTAGGTGCTATAATAACAACATTAACTGATGAACAAGCTAAGTACATAGGAGTTTCGACAGAAGGTCCTTACAAATCAGAAACATACAGATACTAAATAAATTTAATGCGTTAGTGGTGGAATGGTATACACTCTGGTCTTAGAAGCCAGCGCCGAAAGGATTGTGAGTTCGAGTCTCACCTGACGCACCAAAGAACTCTCCCTTACATACGGAGTACAATGAGATAAGTAGTATGTTAACTTGGGGGATTGATGTAATGGTAGCCTGGGACCTTTGCAAGGTTTTCGCAACAGTTCGATTCTGTTATCCTCCACCAAGAATTACGCGGGTAGGGTGGTCACCACACCGGTCTCATAAGCCAGGTGCATCGGCAGTTCGAATCTGTCACCCGCATCCAAAATTATGAAATTATTTGAAGCAACTGTAAGAGTAAACGGTAAAGAGTTTACAGACCGAGTAGGAGCAAACGATGCACAAGAGGCTCGCCTGTTACTACAACAACGTCATGGACCTAGAAGTGTTCCTTACATGCCAAGGATGATACCAAGTTAAATCCGAGTGTAGCGCAGTCTGGTTAGCGCATCTGCTTTGGGAGCAGAGGGTCGTGAGTTCGAATCCCACCACTCGGACCATCTATAAATAGACGATGAGAATTTTTATAACTAAGTCTAGTGCAGACATTTTGATGGGTTTTGTTAGACACAATGATTTACCATTTCACTTAGAACAAGATCAATGGGAATTTGTTGATGACATACGTGATGCTGATGTAATACCTATAATCAAAGCACCGTTTGAATTAGGTGCTCCTTCTAACTTCAATGTATCATTAGATGAACAAGTTCAATACTTGAATGAAGTAGCAAAAGGTAAATGCATATTGATTATGGCACATACTCATGTGTCGGAAAGTCAAGGATTTAATGTAACTGACATGGCAATCGATCCTTTTAGATCAGTATCAGATCATGTATATCATGTTACAGTAAATAACAAAATTGATTATCCTAATCATATATTTTATGATTTCTATTTTAATATGTGTAAGGCATATTTTTTCAAATACTCAAACTACGATTTACAGTGGAGTAGATTGTGGACACAGAATTCTAGTAGCAAAGCATTTGCATTAAAGACTATAAAAGAAGTTAGACCTACTAAAAAGTTTCTTGTACCTAATAATGTTAGATTTCATACCGGTGAGTACAAAGAACATGCAAGAATGGAGTTAAGAAAAATAACTTCGGATGATGAATGTTACTTTAGTGACTTTCAACGAGGTGTATTACTAGATCCAGAAGAAACTGAAACTATAAACTGTTATTCTAACGACGGCGCTGGATTTATTCCAATTGCTAATAAGTACTATGAAGACAGTGTAGTTTCTGTTTATGTAGAAACAATCGGTGGTTCTAATAATCAACAGAATCAAGTAGGAGCAATCACTGAAAAAACATTTGTACCCCTTATAAAAGGGCACTTTATACTACCATTCAGTGCAGTGGGATTTGTAGAAAATTTAAGAACACATTATGGATTTAAGTTTCCAGAATGGATTGACTACAGCTACGATTCGATAGATAATGATGAAATTAGATTGAGAGCCTACCTAAAGGTTGTTAACAATTTGAAGAAAATTCCATTAGACAGTTTAACTAGAATGGCTAACAATGATATTGATATTAAAAAGTTCAACAGAAAATTGGTTATCAATTTTCCGCACGACTCATTATACGATAAAGTAAAAGCATGTCTAAAATTCTAATAACATCAGGCTGTAGCTTTACTGAAACGACTAGCGGAGTCATTAACACATGGCCTATGTATCTGTTTGATGAACTTTCAAAAAATCATTCTTATGTTGAACATAAGAGCGGTGGATTAGGAAGTCAAGGTAATGGTCTAATCAGTAGAAAAGTAATGTACTTTGTATCCGAGGCATTAAAAAAATATAAGCCAGAAGATATAACAGTTGGTGTAATGTGGTCAGGCCCTAATCGTGTCGATTTTCGATGCACTGATCCTTCATTACTTCAATTTAACATTGACGGTGTAGATAATCAGTGGATGGAAAATCCAACTGGCTTTGTCAAAGGTTCTACAAAGAATTGGGTGATATTAAATCATCACTGGGCTAGTATCAAAGCACCGGTAATAAATGAAGAAGCTAAGTTGTACTACAAATATTTTTACGATGATGTGGGCGCAACTATAAGTACATTTGAACACATGTTAAGAATACAGTGGTTCTTAGGGAAATATAATATACGATATTTCTTTAGTACATATCAAGATTATGTATTGACTAAGAATCCTTGGAGAGAACACAAGGAAGTCAAACATCTCTACGATATGATAGACTTCACTAATTTCTTGCCGGTGAAAAGCATGGGCAGTTGGGTAGAAAATACTAGTGTATACGGTACTGCTGATATACACGAAGGTGATCACCCGAGTTCTAGACAGCATCATGAGTTTACAGAAAAGGTAATTTTACCTTGGTTGAAATACAAAAAAATTATTTAAGGAAAAAATATGACATGCAGAGGTTATGATTCAAGGGCAGTTAAGGTGTCCAAAACAGTAAAGCGTATGGCGTCAACCATTCGGGACAATCATGCTCGTGGAGCATACTTGCGTAGCTTTGTTGTTATTGAAAAAGAACAATCACGAGGCTCACGAAAGGATTCCAAGTGAGCAAAGGTTCTAGTCCGAGACCATATAGTGTCTCGCAAAAAGAATACGACACAAGATGGGACGCAATCTTTTGTAGAGACTTAAAAGATGAAGAAGATCAAAAGCTAGAAGATGAGGCTTTTGAACAAGTAGAAAAACAAAAAGAAATTAAAGATAGCACACAAGGTTGCTAAATAAAATTAAGCCTGGTTGCGCAGAGAGGTTATGCATCTCCTTTACACGGAGAACGATGTCAGTTCGAGTCTGACACCAGGTACCAAACACACAGGAGTAATTATGAGCAAGAGTAAAGATGTTATTGATCGTGCTTATGGAAACTTTCCAAAAGAAGTTACTCCTATTATTGAAATTAATGTGTATCCAACATGGCGTGGTATTAAATACTACTACATCATGTTGAAACGAAAATTGCGGGTATGATGTAATGGTAGCCTGTGACCTTGCCAAGGTTAGAGCCCGAGTTCGATTCTCGGTACCCGCTCCAGTAAAGTACTATTATGAATTTTGAAGAATTAAAATTACCAAATCCGGGAATTCTATTAGCAGAAATTTCTTCTGATATTTTAGAAAATGTAAAGAAAGAAGTTGATAAACAATCTACTTTCAAGTTTCCTATAAAAGAAAAAATACGAGCGGTTAATAGAATGTTGGCAGGTCAAATAGAAAAAGAATATAGTTTTGATTTACCAAAAGACTTTGAAATTTTTCTATCAGAATTGTATTCTGAATATTCTAAGTATTTTAATGTATTCAATGAATTGAAAATACATGACATGAATTCATGGTTGAATATACAACAAAAAAATGAATATAATCCTATTCATACGCATTCTGCTAATTTAAGTTGGGTAGCTTGGACACGTATACCGTATTCACTTGCGGACGAAGATAATATGTTCAATACTAAAAGATCAAATATAAAAACTAATTCTAGATTTAAATTCATATTCTCAAAATTAAACGGGGAAATAACACAACACAAATTAGAAATTGATAAGTCTTGGGAAGGTAAAATTATAATATTTCCTAGTTATTTAAGTCATATAGTGTATCCATTTTTTACATCAGATGATTATAGAATTTCTATATCCGGAAATATTTTATTAAGTCCAAAAAGTAACACATTTTAACCAAAGAAAGAAACTATGACACAAAGTAGAGCAAGATACACAAGTGAGGATGCCGTTAGCATGGTAGGCAATAGGTTCGATTTGGTCTTGATTGCATCAGCCAGAGTCAGAGAACTAAAACGAGGTCATCAACCAAAACTCGTTACCAAAGCAGGTCCAATCGTGACCGCACTACAAGAAATCGAAAAGGGTCTCGTTGGCAGAGACTACTTAAAACGATTAGCAACAAAGAAGATACCCAAAGAGTATTGATATTAATTCGAAATACATGTATAATACATATATTGAATGATTAAAAGGTTAGGTACAGCAATATTCATAATACTATGGATCGTTAGACCCTATGGTAGTCAACTGGAGTTCGGAGGTTTTCCCGAGAACGTTGAAGGTTGCTATTGAAATAGACTAACAAGCTCAGAGTGATGGCCTGAGTAAAATAAAAGCAGTCAACAACTAACCTGTTTGTATTCTAGGATGATTACAGCAAATTAAACATTAAATCTGAACTAACTGCTATAGAAGATGGTTGCAGGACACAGTAGAAATACTGTTCTAGGAAACTAGACATTGAAGGAATAGACGACAGCATGGAAAGACATACTATGTTTCTAACGCAGACACAAGTTTAGATAGTCAACGTGAATCGTTGATAGGGTCAAGGTAACTGAACCGATATACAGGGGAAAGGCTGACCAGAAAATAAAAACACCAGTTACGCTCATCCTGCTAGAGACATAGAATGTTAACAGCAAATTTAAATTTCAACCAATATCTGAAAACAAAACACATTCTGACAAAGGAAAAGAAAATGAACGCATTTGTAAACGCAGTCGCAAACCAAGAAGCCCGTACTACAAACGGTATGAAGGCTCGTAAGTCAACCGCTAACTCAGTGGTTGATCTGTTCTACAACATCGGTGCAAGCCGTGGTAAGAACATCATCCCTCAATTCACTGCCGCTATGGTCGAAAACAAGGATCTAGCATTGCGTGTGGCATTGTGGGCACGTGATGTACGTGGTGGTGCAGGTGAACGTCAACTGTTCCGTGACATTTTGACTCACTTGGAAAATACCGATCCTGAATCGGCAACTCGTCTTATGACAAAGGTGCCAGAAATCGGTCGTTACGATGACTTGTTTGTCTTTAAGACTCAAGACATGAAGGCCAAGGCTTACACCATGTTGGGTAACGCCCTTCGTGAAAAGAATGGCTTGGCAGCTAAGTGGACTCCTCGTAAGGGTGAAGTCGCACGTGAAATCCGTGAATTCTTCGGAATGACTCCTAAGCAATATCGTAAGCAACTTGTGGCAATGACTAAGGTTGTTGAAACACAAATGTGTGCGAATGATTGGGATAACATCAACTTCAGTCATGTGCCTTCACAGGCATCACGAATCTACAAGAAGGCGTTCAACCGTCATTCTACTACATTCGCTGAATATGTGGCTAAGTTGGTTAGTGGTGACAAGACTGTGAAGGTCAATGCTTCGGCAGTGTTCCCTCATGAAGTCTTGAAGGGTCTAATCTCTGCGTACGGCCGTTCTACTTTGGGTAAGACCGAATTGGATCACGTAACCGCACAATGGGATGCATTGCCTAACTACATGAACGATGCAAACATTCTACCATTGGTAGACGTATCTGGTTCTATGACTTGCCCAGCAGGCGGAACTGGTTCTGTAACATGTTTGGACGTTTCTGTTTCACTTGGTCTATACCTAGCTGACAAGAACAGGGGTGCGTTCAAGGACACATTCTTGACTTTCAGTGGTACTCCTGAACTGATTACTCTAAAGGGTGATATCGTTCAGAAGATCAACCAAATGGTTCAATCTAAGTGGGCAATGGACACTAACTTGCACAAGGCTATGGACAAGATCCTAAGTGTTGCAGTCAAGAACTCTGTTCCTGAAAGTGACATGCCTAAGATGTTATTGATCCTTTCTGACATGCAGTTTAATCAATGTGTAACCCACGATGATTCTGCAATGGAAATGATCCAACGCAAGTACGAACAAGCCGGCTACACTGCGCCTAGCGTAGTGTTCTGGAACTTGAACAGTTCTGGTAACAGTCCTGTCAAGTCAGACAAGTCTGGTGCGGCTCTAGTCTCTGGCTTTAGCCCAAGCATCATGGCAAGTTTGCTAGGTGCGGATCCTTCTGAGTTCACTCCAGAAGGCGTCATGCTCAAGACAATTATGAACTATCGTTACGCATGTTAAAGTGCTAACGTAACCCCCAAAGGTGTTGTAGAAATACAACACCTTTTCCCATATCTAAAATTTGACATTAAATAAGTTTGGGAGTATAATACTAGTATAGGAGATAAAAAATGTGGATTGAAAACGTAGCGGCGGCAGATATACCTACTAGGTTTCATCACGAAGCCGGTGAGAATAGTATGCTAATTAGCATTGTTGACCCAGCTAGCTGGAGACCAACTCCTGCTCACAAGTTCAAAGAGATTCACAATTTTGAATTCTTGGATGTAGAAAAGAATGATATTGTTCTTGACGAGGCAATGCGTTGCAGTCAGGAGCAAGCAAACGAATTGGTTAGATTATTGCAACATGCCAAAGACAATAGAATGAATGTTGTTGTTCATTGCTTTGCAGGTATCTGTCGCAGTGGTGCAGTGTGTGAAGTAGGTGTCATGATGGGTTTTGATGACACTGGTAGATTTCGCAGTCCAAACTTATTGGTCAAGCATCGCATGATGCGCGCCCTCGGCTGGACCTACGATGAGGATGAGAAACCGAATGTCGATGACTGGAGAACTTTTAGGAACGACAATTAATGATAAAAGTGCTTGGTTGGGATAAATAAGTATATAGGAGAAATCATGAATACTTATCCAACTAAAGCAAAACCGTATGTTTATCGCTGTACTAACAAAATCACTGGTCATTTTTATATAGGATATCGTGAGGCGAATGTTAAACTGAATAGGATACCAGAAATTGATTTTCCGTTATATAAGAGTTCTTCAAAAGCAGTTAAGGACAACTTTGACAATTTTGAATGGACTATCGTAGCAGAATTTGAGACTGGTAAAGATGCGTATTCATTTGAGCAAAAATTGATTCATGAGCACTGGAATGAACCATTACTCTTGAACGAACATTGCTGTCACAATGAACAACAATTCAGAAGATCAGCACCACCGTGGAATAAAGGAAGAACAGGGTTATATAGCCGAACTGATGATACCAGGCAGAAAATAAAACAAAAACGAGCACTTCAAGTTATGGGAGAATCTCCTTTAAAGGGAAAGTCATATAATGATATTCACGGGGAAGATGCAGTATCTTTGAAGAAGAAAATTTCTGAAAAAATGTTAAGCGCAGGTATAAAAAGAACCGAAGAGTTTAAGGAAAATTTGAGAAAACCAAAAGAGAAAATCACTTGCCCACATTGCGGTAAAACAGGGGGCGGTGGTTCAATGATTCAATGGCACTTTGATAAATGTAAAAATAGGAATATTGATGTATAATGTAAAAGGTAAGGTTGTAGCATTTGATGTAACGACATTGGATGAAGCAATGCACAAGGCCAAGGCAATGAACGAGTTTGTGACTATCAAGGGTCACGGGTTTGAAGTATGCGGTATGTTTGGCGTTGACTCCGTCAAAGACGGCAAGTGCCCAGATGGAATAAAGTACGATTGGGACAAGTCAGCACGTATCGGTAGAGTAAAAAAAGAACGAGTTTAATTTTTAAGAAAGGAGCACGATATGTTGAAATATTTTTGGCAAGACGCCAAAGGTCTCAAAGCCGATGTTGAACGTCATCGTGCTAAAGAGAAAGAATTACAAGACCGTATTCAGGAACTTGAAGCTAAAGATGACCCAATGAGCATCGCCGCATTGCGTGTCTATCGCAGATTCCTGAATCAACTGCAAACCAGCAAGGCTGATGTTGTGAGCAAGATTGGAAAAAGAAAATGACAAAATGGATTACAAGTGACCTGCACTTTGGTCACGCAAACATTATGAAGTTTTGCCCAGTAACACGGGCAGGCTTTACTGACGTAAAGCACATGAATGAAGTAATGATACAAGAGTGGAACAGGGATGTGAAGCCTGAGGATGAAGTTTTTATTCTTGGTGACTTTGCATTCTTGCCTGCTAAGGATGCAGTAGCTGTATTGCGCCGATTGAACGGTACTAAGATTTTGGTTGAGGGAAATCACGACCGCAAGTTGTTGAACGACCCTAGCTTCCGTAGAGAATTCCAGGAGATTCATAATTACTTGCGTTATGTACATGAAGGTACTACAGTGATTATGATGCACTATCCTATCTGGGAGTGGGACCAAATGCACCGTGGTGCGGTTCACTTCTATGGACATGTACACGGTAAGCCAACTGGCATGGAGAAGTATCGTGCCCGTGATGTTGCGTTTGACGCTACTGGTCGAGTGGTTAGCAACTTTGACTACATGGTCAAGGATGCATTGAAGGGTGAGATTCGTAGTCACCACTAAGGAGTAAGAATGCCAAAGTGTTATCAGTTAGTAGGAGTGCCCGGTTCAGGTAAGAGTACTTGGATTGACAAACAAGACTGGGCCCTAAGCTGTGCAAAAGTTAGTACAGACAAGTGGGTTGAAATTTATGCTAAGGAAGTAGGTCGTAACTATTCTCAAGTGTTTGTAGATTTTATGCCCACTGCGGTAGACTTAATGGCGAAAGAAGTCATTGCGGCACGTGAAATGGGTCGAGATATTATCTGGGATCAAACTAGTACTACTGTTAAGAGTCGTGCTCGCAAGTTCAACATGTTGCCAGACTATGAGCATATTGCTATAGTGTTTCGCACACCCGAGCATACAGAACTTATGCGTAGATTGATGAATCGTCCCGGCAAGGAAATTCCGGATCATGTTATCTATAGCATGATTGGCTCTTGGGAAGAACCTACATTAGATGAAGGGTTCACTGAAATTAGGGTAGTATAAAGTACTACTTTTCAAAGGTTGACTTTAATTCGTTTTGGGCATATAATACATGTATAGATTGATTAAAGGAGATCGAAATGAAATTCAAAATTCTGTACACTAGCCCAGCTTTCAAAAACGCTGATGGCTCTGGTCGTCAATTCATGATTCCCCTAAACGCAATTAAGACGTATGCAAAGCGTGACGCCGCACTGCTGGCAATGATGGAAATGGGTGGCATCCACGCTAAACTGACACCTGAGTTCATTGCACATCGCAAGACTATGATGTCCGCAAAGCGTAAGATTGAACGTGAAGGTTGGTTCTGTGAAACAGTATCAGTCTAAAGGTTGACAATAAATCATTTTGGGCATATAATCTATACTTAGATTGATTAAAGGAGATAGACATGTTGGTACGTGAATTAATAGAATTGCTGTCTCAGTTAGACGGGGAAATGGAAATAATGGTTTCTCAGAACGGCGGAGAGTACGAAGGTGACTTCTCCGGCGAAGTGACTGTTGACGAAGGTCGAGTTTGGTTCTTAGATTAAAGGAGAACAGTATGGAAAACTTCACAATGGATCAAAGTGGCATGGACGTTGTGCGTAAGGCCCAAGTCTATGCCATGGCTGCTCATGCGGCTGTTGGACAGAGGCGCAAGTATACCAACGAACCCTACATCGTCCACCCTGCAGAGGTTGCCAAGATCGTAGCAGGTGTTCCAGGTTCAACTCCTGACATGGTTGCGGCTGCTTGGTTGCATGATGTTGTGGAAGACACTGGTTGCACATACACTGACATCCATATGGCTTTTGGTATCGATATCGCTACCTTGGTTGGCTGGTTAACTGACGTTAGCAAGCCCGAAGATGGCAATCGTGCAGTTCGTAAGGCTATGGATCGTGCTCACACTGCCGAAGCTCCTGCAGAAGCACAGACTATCAAGTTGGCAGATTTGATCAGCAACAGCCGTAGCATCATGGCTCACGATCCAGCTTTCGCCAAGACTTACTTGGAGGAAAAGAGATTGTTATTGGCTGTGATGACTAAGGGTGACGCAGATTTGCACGCCGAAGCCAGTCGATTTGTAGGTACAGGCTCTTGATTGTTAACTACGACATAGAGAGCATGTATCCTATGAGTACCTTTAGCTGGATGAGTGGAAAACGAAGACCTCGGACTCTTGAGATGCGAGTGCGTGAAGAACTTGCTCCTCAAAAATACACTGTATATTATTCAGGCGGTGATTGGTGGGAAGACAAGGACGAAATGACAGAGTGGTGCTCAAAGTGTTTTGGACACAGAAACGAAGGATATAATAATCCTCGCTGGAGTACTGGACCGTTTGAGTATAGATTTAAAAACGAAAAGGACGCTGTGTTCTTTATGTTAAAGTGGGGATGATATGACAGATTTAGAAAAACTTGAAGCACGAATTGAAGCAGTTGATACAGCCATTGCCAGTGTTAAAATGGCTCTGGGTGTGGATCGTAAATTAGGACATGATAAACATCCTAATGGACACTATACTAAAGCGTTGGCAGAACTTATGACTATCCAGTCAAGTTTAAATAACCTTCGTGTACGATTGATTGCAGTAGGTAGATAAATGTCTAAGGGTAACTGATGAATGTGTTTTTTGAAATTTCAGATACATTCGTAGAGAAGTATGGGCACAAGTACCTTGCTATCTACGATGCCGACAACGTGATTAGACCTGTACCTGTTCACCGCCTTTGGGAGATAAAGGCTTTTTCCGATAGGATGTGGTCAGAAGAAGATCACGGTGTTAAATTTATTAAAAATCGACGTACCGAGAAAAATAATACTCCAGTTGATATGAAAGAGTTCTTTTGGATTAAACTGAGGAGTCACGCACTATGACCTACATTACAAACAAATACGATTCAATCAGACTGCCCTACAGTGAAGAACTATTAGAGTGGCTGATTGAAACGTATCCTTTTTCACAATATAAGGTAGTAGAATGACCTCAGTGAGAGTAATTCCAAGATATGTGGACCATCTTTGGTATCCTATACTTGTAAAGTTTGCTGGGTATCACCACATCATAGAAATGCAGGGTCGTAGTGTGAATGAATGGAATGACATGGTAAGGAATCAAAAATGAAAAGTCATGAAGAATTAGATATTCGTAGAGCCATTATCTTTGCCTTTGGTGATAAGCCAGGTAGACTGAAAAAGGTTCTCAAAGTGTTGGAAAAGATGATTCCAGAAATGCAGGAACTGCAAGAGGAACGATTGGCAGATTATTACATGGGAAGAGGGCCGCATCCATGAATGAACGAATTCGAGAACTTCATATACAGGCGCAACAAGAGGCTTTCAATGAACCAATTGATATTGAAAATTGTGCAGTAGAAGATATAAAAGGATTCAGTCAGCAAGTTTACGAAAAGTTTGCTGAGTTGATTGCTTACGAATGCATCGACCTTGCGCTAGGATCAAGTCATAGAGAAGATGATATGGGTGCTATCATTGCCAATAAGATTAGAAAACATTTTGGAGTAGAAGAATGAACGAAGGTGAACAAGCAGGGCGACGGGCTCAGGTGATGCTCTACATGATATTGTTTGCTGTATGGTTTAATGTTGCTTGCATTGTGGCTTGGATTTACATGGAGTGGTTTTTATGAACGAACAAATTAAATCACTTATCGAACGAGCAGAATATCAGGCCAAGAAACAATCAGGTTACGAGGATTGGGAAGTTTATGTTCCACCAGATTCTCAAGTAGTGTTTGAAAAATTCGCCGAGTTGATTGTGCGAGAATGCCTAAAGAAAATTGAAGAAGAATATAAGCCTGTAATGGAAGATAAGGAAATGATGAAGGACACACATTGGGATGGTTATGTTCAATGTGGTGTTGATAGTTATGTCTCTGTTAGAGAACACTTTTTTGGAGTTGAAGAATGATTGACGAATCACATTTACCAGTAGCACAACAAAGCCTAGTATTCCGTCTCAGGAAACGTGCTGAGATTCGCAGACAGATTCCAAATAGAAAATCAGTAGAAGAAGGTGCACCTGATAAAATTGCCAACTTATTAGAAGAAGCCGCCAACGAAATAGAGCGTTTACAAAAAGGGACTTAGGTCCCTTTTTTTGTGGCTAAATATAACTATGATTAAGTTTATATATTCCAGCGACAAGTATGATAGAAACCGAGAGTTAGTAGTAGAAAATGTTTTCCGTATAGTTTCTAGTATTATAGAAATACCAGATTCTATAGAAGTAGAGTTTCGATTATTATCACAATCAATATACGGTGAAACCTTATTGGATAAGCGTTATAAAAATAGAATAAGATTGCACGAAGGGTTATCAGTAAAAGAAGTTATTGTTCCATTGATACATGAATTACTTCATTTGAATCAAACTTATACTGGTAAATTATCTGGTAGAAGAGACGGATCGTTTCTTTGGAATAGTAAAATATATTATGCACCAAAGATTCCCACAGTACAAGAATGGAGTAAATTACCTTGGGAGATAGATGTAGCAGAAAAAGAAAACTTCATATTAGAGCAGGTTTTGAATTATAAAGGTTGACAACAAATGCCCAAAATGTTATACTGTGAGCATGAAGACAGTTACAGAACACCTCAAAGACAGACACCTCAATCTTGAGTTGCATCGTCCAATGGTTGACGAAGTTGAGCGTGTTGCTACATTCTTCCTGTACAATTTGAGCGGTCAAGTTGTTGGCTACCAACAATACAGACCAGAGGGCGAAAAGAAACCAAACAACAATCCAAAATCGGGTAAGTATTTCACATACCGAAAGCAACCTACACTGGGTGTTTGGGGAGTAGAAAGTTTACATTTGTCACCCCATGTTGTTTTCTTGACTGAGGGGGTGTTCGATGCATGTAGGCTCACTGAAAAGGGCTACAGTGCCCTTGCAGTCCTCAGTAATAACACCGGCACAGACTTGAAAAACTTCCTGTTCATGTTGAATAGAAAAGTAGTAGCCGTTTGTGACAACGACACCGCCGGTAGGAAGCTTGCCAAGTTCGGTGATGTTGCTGTATTCTGTGAAGACCACGACCTGGGTGATAGCTCGGATGAATTTGTAAACAATTTGGTAGCGAGGTTTGTATGACATTGACCGTGACATTGACAGCACATAGTAGAAATAAATTGTTAGAAACTTTCGCACAATACGAAGTTCCAAAAGAATACGCCGATCCTATTTTCAATTATCTTGTTCATGGTTTTCATCCCGGCGGCTTCTGGAATGCAGTATTTGCAAATGATTTTATGTCGGCAATAAGTGGAAGTCATCCTGCAAATACAATAGTTGCATTGAAGAAAACAGTATCGTGGATCATGAATCATTTGGTAAATGGGGTAACTCATGGCTCTTATGAAGTTGTTAAAGAATGGTTGAAAAAGCCAGCAGAAGAACGCCGCGACATTTTAGAAGCGATGGGATTGGTGTATTCTGAGCAAACGGAAATTGTCATGATCCTAAAAGATGTACCTACACACGAACCGCATCTATGGTAATACTTTAGTACTACATTTTTCTGAAACTAAAGTACTCATTTTACTACCTCAGGGACGCTAGGACCGATACTTTATTCAGGGCTGATAACTGACTTGCAATTATCAAAGTGCCAACGCTTACCAGCCGAGGCATTTTTTCCTTCTAGTCCGCAGTGAGGACAAATCCATTTTTTCTGTGTTGCATGTTTTCCATTTTTAACATTATCTGAGCATATTGAAGAACCATCGGGTCTTTTTAATAAATGATGTGTTTTTTCTTTAACTCTGATAATAGCTGGATTAGTATCTCCGACAAAATGGTGTGTTCTATTTTTAACTCTACGCTTATTATGTTCTCTTTGAATATCGCCGCCAATAAAATTGTGATTATTTTCTTGGACTCTTTTCTGATTAGATAATCGTGCTAATTCTGAAATTTCTTTAGGTGTTTTCTTTAATCTAATTGCCATTGCATGACATGCACCGTAATCACCCTGAGCATAATGAATATCATAATGCTCATGGATAGTAACTAATTTAAGATTATTAATATCGTTGTTATTATGATTACCGTCAATGTGATGAATTTCATAACTCCTACCATCAGTATCTTTTGGAATAGGACCATTATTTTGTTCGTATATTTTGCGGTAATTGGTTTCTGAATAAATATTCATGCTGGTGCTCCTTTTGTAAAACTTTAGCATTAGAGAGGGTGGGAACTGCAATTCCGTGACCCTCACTTTTATTTATCCCAAAACTTGACAATAAATGAATTTGGCGTTATAATTCATGCATGAACTCAAGAAAACGCCGAACTGACCGCAATCACATCTTGTATTATATTCAAGATACTGTAACACTTGAGTATTACATTGGATTGACCGTGCTGTCTTTTAAAGGCAATGTGCGTAAAACATTGAATCGCAGGATGCAGAAACATCTCCAGAGGGCCCTCGCTGAAAACAAAGATTGGGGTCTGAGCCGTGCATTGCGTGAGCGTGGTGCCGAGCGTTTTGTTTTTGGTACTGTTGAAGTTGTACGCGGCAAGCGTCCTGCTCATAGCCGCGAGACTGAATTGATTAACACATTGCAACCTGCACTTAACACATTCGGAGTCAAATGAGAATAAATCCTAAACTTAAACTAAATGTTATCTTTTGGATGATTACTATTCCAATGGTTCCTTTTGTAATACTTTTGTGTCTTCTGGCCCTTATTATCAGTCCTGTTCCAGTAATAGGAACCAAACTACTTGATAAGACAGAACGATTAATAACAAAGTTTGCAATTTGGCGTAACAATCTTCCTGTAGTAAAAAATGCTTACGATAAGGCGCACTTGTTCGACTACATCAAAGGTTGACTTTAATTCGGTTCGGGCATATAATAGAGTCTTAGACAGTCAAACAACGGAGCAAACATGTCAGGTGCATTCTTCTACATTGAATACAAAGATGGTTCAGTCACTGAGATTGAATTCAAGACAGCCTCAATGGCTCGCAAGGCTTACAAACTGTATGAAAAAGAACCCGAGGACAATGCTAAGGGTTGGGGCTGGGATACTAAGTATGAAACGCCCACACTGTCTCAAAAAATCCGTGCAAAGAAAATCTCTAAGGAAATGGCATGACCGCAATTACTAATCTTGTTATCGTTATGTTGCCCGTTATCATCATGGGCCTGGCAATCTTGATCAAAGATGGATTCTAAAATGAACGAACGAATCAAGGAACTTATTGAACAAGCTACTATCAGAGGAGAGGAATATCTCCCTGGCAATGACGGGCACCCTACTCCAACATTCTACTTTGACAAGGAAAAGTTCGCCGAGTTGATTGTGAAAGAATGTTATCTGTGGGCCAAAGAAAATGGTGGCTTGGGCTGTGAGGAAGATTTTGAAGCGTTAAAAGAACATCTCGGAGTTGAAGAATGAACATCCAATCCTTCCCAAATCATTTGACATCTAACGGATATTGAAGTACAATGTAACATCTAAAATATAGGAATCATCATGCATCTAAGTAAATTTAATGAATGTTTCAGTCACCGAATTACAGACGGTAGCGAGTATCAATGGCAATCGTTTGGTCCCAATGCACGATACTTGGATTTTGAATCTGAGTATGCACATGGATCGGTTATCTTTGACACCGTATCTCAAACCGTATATCAAGCCGATGTTAGTGCTAAGCCTGACGGTGATGACAACTTGCCAGGTCCATATCGATTTCTGAATCCAGAATTTCGCGAACAATTCATCAACGAGTGTAAAGAAAAGAAAGTAGAACCCTTTCATGCTTGGGACAATACCAACTACACTGAGTTGGAAGTATGTGAAGACTTTTTAGAAAAGGCACATGCGGTGTTCAACAATCTACCGTTTGACAAACGAATTGTTGTTCCGGTCGATCTAGATGATGATGTAATTCTCAAGTTGGCAATGGAAGCACATAAGCGTGATATCACACTAAATAAAATGGTCGAGATTGTTTTACAACAAGCAATCGACCATCACAAAGGAATTACAAATGAATAAAATTTATGCTATTGTTGGTTTTGCATTTTTAGCAGTTATGTTGCCTGCGCAGGCACAGCATAACCATCGACCAAACGCCCAACATATTCAACAACATCACCACTATCACTATCCGGTACGACCAGTACGACCTGCCCCGCATCGTCACTATCATAACAATCGTGGTGATTGGGTAGTACCTGCTATTATCGGAGGTGTCGGTACTGCGATTATCATTGACCATATGAATCGCCCACGTGAGGTTATTGTTACCCCACCTCCCCCGATTGTAGAGTGTACAGAGTGGCGAGAAATGCGAACTTCTGATGGTAGAATTTATACCGAAAGAACTTGCACCGAGCTTCCATGATTTCAATATTGATAGGAACATTAGAATGGATACGGGATGACTTTAAATCTCACCGAGTTCGCTTTATTGTTGAGCTTATTGCTTGGGCTATTAGCATCGGGTGCAGTATTACTATGGCACTTACAGTCCCCAACCCTCCGCTACTCACTCTTTATCCTGCTTGGATTCTTGGCTGTGCTATGTATGCTTGGGCTAGTTGGACTAGGAAATCTTTTGGTATGTTGGCTAACTATATATTGCTGACTACTATTGACACTGTTGGATTAATTAGGATGATAACATGAGTAAAAAAACACAATTGGTTCTTGTTGAAACTGTTTCTATGTTTCGTATGCGTTATGTAGTTGAAGTGCCTGTCGGCACCGATAACTATAACAATGACAAATCATTATGGGCACTGGATACAGTGACTATGAATGAGGCACAAGAATTTTCACAAGAACACCTAGATGAAACGATTGTTAGCCATCGTGTAGTCTCAAAGAAAGAAGCACTGGCTTTGTGTGACATTGATAATGATTACACTAAAAGTTGGTCTAAAGATAAAAAGATCGAAACATTTTTTACACCTTGGAAAGAATAAAATGACAACTGAATTTACCGCACCCTCTATTCCTGCTGAGATTGATGACAAGTTGGAAAAACAAATTTTCAATTGGTTGAAGAGTATTCTCCCAACCACAGAGGCTAAGATCACATTCACAAAAGTCGATGGTACTGAACGGGTGATGAAGTGTACATTGGAAGAAAGCAAATTGCCACCTGTCGTTATCAAAGAAGATGCTAAGTCTCGCAAGCAATCCGATAGCACAAAGGCTTTGCGTGTTTTTGATTTGGAAAAAGGTGAGTGGCGTAGTTTCACTATCAAAAACATCAAGCGTATTGAACTGACCATTGGTTGACACTAAATAAAACTCATGCTATAATATGGGTTATGAAACGAGAAATAATATCCTTCAAAATCGAGCCGATGAAACATCGTGCCCATCGTGTGCTTTTTGATGACAACACACCGTTCAAACCTAAGGTTGTGAAGTCTAAAAAGTCTGAATACAATCGTAAACAGAAACACCGTAACAAAAATGAGTACTAAAGCTTCACCCGAAGATCACCGAGACTTGCTAGGTCGTGAGGTCAAGGTTGATGACTATGTTGGATTCTGCCATCACAATAGTTTGTATGTGGGTAAAGTCATCAAGATCACACCCAAGCAGGTTCGTGTAGTTAATTTGTTTTCAAATTATCGTCAGGATGAAGGGTATCTAAAGTACACAAGTCAATGTGTACTAGTGGGCGGCCCTGAACTCACCTACATGATTCTAAAGCACGGTTGACAATAAATCCAATTCCTGATAGGAAGAATACATGAAATTTTTGCACGAATTAGTTGAAACTTTGTATAATGAAGACGTATTGCGCAAGCATGAACTCACTCGGTTACTTGAAGATCAAAATAGCGCAGGTTATTTTTGGGAAAAAGTATTAGCAAAACATATGCCCCACACCTCATTATGCGAAAAACGAAATCAAAAAGGTAAAGACTTCCTAGACGGCACCGATGCTAAATTTGCAATGGCAGGCAGGTACACTAGTAGCTTTCAACGGCAGGCAACAATTGGTATCGAAAACAAAATAGGAACATTGAGGGTGTGCCTTTGTTATAGAGGGGAAACCTTTCATAGATTGTATTTTATGAAGATACCTCATGAGGCATACGCTAACTTAAAAGGACAAAACATTAAAATATCTTTTAAGGATTTTGCACCAACTGGTGAACTTTGGGACAAATATCGATGCTCATGGCAAGAGGTAACTAGCCCCGGTTGACAATAAATCCATTTCCTGATACAATACATGTATTGAAACGATAAGGAATTGGAAGTATGAAATTCACGTTGATTACAGGTAATGGTAAAGTATTCACTTTCTTTATCAAGGCTGTAGCAGAAACTTATCAACAAGCATACGGTGGCACATTGTTCACCGGTTCTATTCTCACTAAGGAAACTCAAAATGAAACTCTCTCTTAAACAAAAAGCATTACTGCAAACTGTCGGTTTGTTTGTACTGTCGTTAGCTGGTGCGGCAATCGTCGCCTTCATTATAGCGAACTTTAGTGCTATTGTATTATTCAATGCACTAGGTCTAGGCTTATTTGCTTGGTTCGGTTACCTCTTTTATTCTATCACCCTCAGTCGCCTTGAACATCAGGAAACACTGAAGGAACTGAACAAAAAGGATTGACAATAAATCGTTTTGGGTATATAATCATTACATAGACAGTTAACTAAAGGACTACAAAATGGCAAAATACTCAATGTACACAGGTTTCGGTGACGATGCAGTTGACGCAATCGTGCGTAGTGCTAAAGTACTCAATATGACTTGGCCCCAAGTTCTTGCTGAACTCCGTAGTTTGGCTGAGCGTTTCCCAGAAGACTTCGGCGAGGCTACTGACACCGCAGTCCGTGAATGTGTCTATAACAAACTTGGTTTTAAGACTGATTTTTACGTTTAAGGACCTGAAATGAAAGTTTATGTCGTTCACCGGGCTGGTTCAGGATTTTCCCGTGAAGATTACTCTACTTCTGAAGTGGTTGGAGTTTACACTGAGGCAACTCTTGCTAAAAAAGTGGCGCTATTGGCCCGTGGTACATGGACAGAAGTTGATCTGGATTATATTTGGCCAGGTATTCAACAGGACGCACCCGAATTTGGCATGACCCTATAATTTGACAATAAATCCAAACTCTGATACAATACTTGTATTGACACTGAAACATAGGAACTAAAATGACACTGACTAAATTCATCGAAAATCTTCAGAAACTTCAAGCCGAAGGTCATGGCGACAAGCAAGTTTTCTATCGTCACGGCGCATCAGGTGATTGTGGTCAATTGTCGTCTGCATATATTTCCGATGAAGTCAGTGAATGCGGTCCTTTTGACTTGGATGAAGGTCAAGAGTATGTTTCTATCTACGCTGGCAACTAATTAACACACACAGGAATTTTTAAATGATTATCAACGCCGCACCCCAAAACGAAGCAATCATGTCCAACGTGGGCGAGATTGGTGAGTTCCGCATTCGCAATAGTGCGAAGGCTTTCAACATTCTGTCCTCAGGTTTGTATGCAAACAAAATCCGAGCAATCGTCCGAGAACTCTCCTGCAATGCAGTGGACTCACATACGGCAGCTGGCAAGCAAGACACCCCCTTTGATGTTCACCTCCCCAACAGTCTCGAACCCTGGTTCTCAATCCGAGACTATGGTACTGGTCTCTCGCACGACCAAGTCACCAACATCTACACCACTTATTTTGAAAGTACCAAAACAGCGTCCAATGAATTTATCGGTGCGTTGGGTCTCGGTAGCAAGTCTCCATTCTCCTATACCGACAACTTCACCGTTACAGCGATTAAAGACGGCGTTAAAGGTATTTACACAGCCTTCATCAACGAGCAAGGTGTTCCGTCTATCGCTAAAATGATGGATGAACAAACTACTGAACCAGCAGGTGTTGAGGTTCGGTTTGCTGTGGAAGAACGTTACGACTTTGACAAGTTCCGTCAAGAGGCTCGTCATGTGTACGAATACTTCAAACTGCGTCCAGTAGTTTCGGGCTACGCTGATTTCAAATTCAAAGATCCTGAATACAAGGAAAAGGATATCATTCCTGGTGTTCACTATTCTTCTGAAGGCAACAACCGTAGCTATGCTATCATGGGTAACATCAAGTATCCCATCGAAGTGCCCAACGCAGAAAAATCTCTTGGTGGTCTGCATGGTCTGTTGAATTGTGGTCTGGTAATGGAATTCAATATTGGCGAACTTGATTTTCAAGCAAGTCGTGAAGGTTTGAGTTACATTCCTCAAACTATTGAGGCTATCAAAAACAAATTGGTAGCATTGAATGCACAATTGGCAATCCACATTGCTATAGAGGCTGACAAGATTACCAACTTGTGGGATCGTGCTCTTTATTTGTCAAAGCGTCACAATGATAATTTGTTCATTCAAGCTGTGGTTAAGTATACCATCGACACTAAGTTTGAATTGTTTTCTCCTACTACCAATCGTTGGAATGCACTGAAAACTTTCAAAATGCCTGTTAGTGACTTGGCAAGCAAGTACAATATTGTGGTTCGTAGTTTCAGCAAGAACCGTAGTTATGCTGCCTGCTCTACAAACAAGCCTAAGAATAGTTACATTACTACATCGGCTGGCAATACATTGTCCTCTGAATGGGAAATTCAAGTAAGCGAAGATATTTACTTTGTGGTTAATGACACTAAGGTAGGCGCTACTGAGCGAGCCAAGTTTCATTGGAAAAACAGTAAGTCTACTGCATACCAGTCAACTGTGTATGTGGTCGAGGCTGTTGACAAGAATAAGCCATTCAACACTAAAGCTTTCTTCACTGCATTGTCTAACCCTCCAGAATCTAAGATTCTGCAGGCTAGTTCGTTGCTTGAAAAAGAACGTGCAGGTGGTATGGGTGCTAATGTAACTATCATGCGATTGGAAGAAGGTCGCAGTCGTGGTTGGCGTGATCGTGCTGAAATGGTATGGCGTGATGGTGGCAAGGCTAGTGCATTCGATAGTAAACAAACTTACTACTACTTGCCCTTGAGCGGCTACAAGAACCTCGGTGTTGTTGAAGATATCAAGACTTTGGAAGTTCACTTGCGTAAGAGTGGTATCTACACTGATCACATTTATGGCGTGCGTAAAGGTGACATTGAAGCTATCAAGGCTCAAAAGAACTGGGTTAACCTTGACGAACATGTTAAGGGTAAGTTGGCTAAGTTGGGTCAAAGTGATGTGATGGGTTTGGTCAAACAAAGTATTGACTGGAAAGAACTTTACCAGTATAATGCTACTAAACACATTACAAATACTGCTAGTCCTTACATTGTGTTGTTCAACACTTTCAAGGATGTGAAAGAATCTGACGAGAAAATGCGTCAGAGTTTGGAATGGTTGTGCCGACAGTACAAAGTTGCTACATCAACAAATGTTGATCCTGCTACCTTGATTGATAAGTACAACAAAGAAGTTGAAGCAATTTTTAAGCGTTACCCGCTTATCAAAGGCATCAGCAAGTACAGCACAGAGGGTAAAGACCTCGCTGAATATATTAATTTGATTGACCAGACTAAAGGAGTCTAAAATGAGCTATCCGTTTATCATGCAGGGCAACAGCATTACAGTTGTTATCGGTTCTAAGCCCCACACTATCAGTAAATCACACATCACTTTTCAGAAGGTTCTCGATGCTATCAAAGCACAAGACTGGAACTTGGTTAAAGACATTATCGAGCCAGTCAAGGTTGTTCTCAACTATGGCAAGGGCAACGTAAGTGTCCAAGGTGAGGAATTGTTCTGGAAAGGTAAGCCAATGCACAATGCATTGACTACCCGAATGATTGCAATGTTGCAAGATGGCTTCCCTGTTGAACCTCTGGTCAACTTCATGGAAAACTTGATGACTAACCCATCTAAGCGGGCAGTCACTGAGTTGTATGGCTTCTTGGAAAAGAACAGTTTGCCAATCACTCCTGATGGTTGCTTCTTGGCTTACAAGAAAGTTCGTAATGACTTCTTGGACATTCACAGCGGCACTATGGACAACAGTGTTGGCAAGATTGTTGAAATGGAACGCAACGAAGTTGATGACAACAAGGATCAAACTTGTTCAACTGGTTTGCACTTCTGTTCGCAAGACTATCTGCCACACTTTGGTAATGGTTACGATAGCCGTGTTGTTATCTTGAAGATTAACCCTGCTGATGTGGTCTCTATCCCTAGCGACTACAACAACGCTAAGGGTCGTGCATGTCGTTATGAAGTTGTCGGTGAAATCGGCAACGACGGTGACAAGATTGACAATGCTTTCAACAAGCCTGTGCAGTCTAACGCAAGCAACAACATTGCTAAGCCAGTTGCCTCGGTAGTGTCTGCTCCAAAGATTGGATCTACTCCATTCTACAAGGGTTACACTGATGGTTACTCCGGTAACGAATATGATAGTGGTGCTCTTTGGACCAAGACTGACCTTGACAATTACGAGCAAGGTTACGAAAAGGGTCAGACTGATGCAGACTGGGAAGACAGTCCTCGCTATCAGTATGTGAGTACTCCGGCTGGTTGGACTCGACACAGTGATGGTAAAGTAA